TCAACGGTCAACCCCCACCGATTCCAACGTTTCCGAAACATTCTCGACGGTCTGCGCCCACATTTTGCCCACATCCTGCGAAAACAGCAGACCGCCCATGCGCTCCGACAGGTCGTCCAGATCCTCGTCGAACAGGTCGGCGTACACGTCCAACGTCATCGCGGCCGACTTGTGGCCGAGCTGCCGCTGCACGGTCTTGACGTTCGCACCGGACTGCACCATGAGGCTCGCGGCGGTATGCCGCAGGTCATGGATCGTCATATGCCCTCGCTCGATGCCGGCCCTGCGCAGCGCGACCGCGAACCAGCCATCGCTCCTGGTCGGATTCCAACCGTTCGTCATGGGCTCGTCCAACGGCTTGCCTGGAGCCGTGAAAAGAAAATCCGACGGGCCACGTCCGTTGCATTGCTTGGCAAGCAATGGTCTGAGAATCTGCGGGAACATGACGGAGCGTCCCTCATGGGTTTTCGGATCCGTCTCCACCATTTCGCTGGACAGTCTGGTGATGCTACGCCAGATATGGAGCCTGCATCGTTGCAGGTCAACGTCCTCCACCCGCAGGGCGACGAGTTCGCCCCATCTCATGCCGCACAATCCCAACGTGAGCACGATAGGCTCACGCCAGCCACAATGCAACGCCACACGCGAGAGTTCGTCGGCTGTCAGATACACGTGTCGTCTGCGCTGTTTGCGTGGCAGTTCGATGTTGTCGCATGGGTTGTCGTGGATGCACTTGTCCTCCTTCGCCCTCTCCAAGAGGTTGCGCAGGAGGTTTTCGGCGCGGATGGTCACCGACGCGCTGCGCCTGCCGGCCAGATCGGTGACCCACCGCTGCACCTCGCCCCTTGTGATGGACTGGACTTCACGCACACCCCATTGCGGCATGACATGCACGCGCCAAGCATCCTCCAGTGACTTGACATAGCTTGGCTTGGCCTTGGTCTTTTTTGCGGCCAGCCATGGCCCCCAGAAGTCCTCCACGAGTCTTCTTCCGGCCTGTGGGTCGATGTAGGCTCCGACGCTTTTCGCGGTGGTCACGTTGGCCGCGCCCCACGCATCCGCGTCCATCTTGCGGCGGAATCCTCTTTTGCCTGTGGGCGTTCCGTCCGGTTTGCGGTATCTGACTTCGTATCTTTTTCCGTCTTTGGTGGCGTATTGGCGGATGGTGTAGGCCATGCTGGTCTCCTTTGCTGACATGGCCGATTATATAAGAGAGGCGGAGCCTTGCATTGCCCGGCTCCGCCTTGTCCATCGTGTCAGCAAAGGACGTTCTCCAGTCTAGTGTGCGACACGCCAAACTTGATTATTACCGCACTTGCGGTAATATGAGAGTGTCAGCAAAGGAAAGGAACACGAAAATGGCACACTACGACATCACCCACACCTGCGGACACGACGAACGCATCGAACTCTTCGGCAAGACCAGCGAACGCGAACGCCGCATCGAATGGCTCCAAGAGCGCCCCTGCACGGAATGCTGGAAGAAGGAACGCGCAGCCGAGGCCGAAGCCCGCAAGAACAAGGAAGCCGCCATGATCGTCGACAAGCTCGGCAACGACGCCGCGGACGCCGTCAACGCCCTCTCCAATGCCACCTGCACCTTGGAAGGCAGCGCAAAGCAGGTCGCATGGGCCGAGGACATTCGCTCCAAGTGCATCGCCCGGGCCCTCGATCGGTTAAGCGACCTTGTGTCACGCCTCCCCGGCGAGGCCACCGCCCAGCAGTCCGCCGCCCTCGCCGCCCGCTGCAATGCCATCGTCTCCGTGATCGCCAACAAAACGTCGGCGGCATGGTGGATCGATAACCGTGACGACATTGACAAGGCGGTCGTGCGCGAAGCCGTCAAGTCGCTCGCCTGACCAGAGCAAAATGTGATATAATGGCGTTGTCGCACCGGAATGTCGAGTGTCCGGTTGAAACAGCTTCGGCTCAATCCGAGGCGCGTGGATTGAAATTATGTGCAATATGTGTGAATCGAAAAATGCATATCAG